TGTAAAATACAGCGATAGATTGTATGAACAATACACGTTGGGGGCCTTTGAACCAACCCACAGGGGGTGTGTGCAACAATTTCTTGGCGTACGGAGCGGTATCCCTGGTGCTACCACGATTATGCTATGGTTTGCTGAATACAACCCCGCGCCTGATTATGTAAAAGACATGTGTAAGCATTACTGGAGGTCATAAATGAGTCTTGCCCAAATATTCAGAAGTATCACGTTCGTTCTGGAGAAATCTTTAGATAAGAAACTAGATCAGCGCCCGACTGAAACTCAGGCAATTGCCGCAATAGAACAAGCGTCTAAATATCTTGCGAAAATACTTAGAACTAGTACCGTGCCTTCTCATCGTCTTGTGCTAAAGGCGTTACACGCCCCGCGAGATATCGTGGGGTTTAGAGATCTTTATTTAAATATTCCAGGGCGGGAGGCAGAAATAGTATTCATAGACGAGGCACTAAGAGAAAAACCCCTGCATGGCAAAGCGCTAGAGAACCTCCTTGCCCAAGAATCAGAATCTCTTGCACACGCTGAACTAGCTGACGTTGTTCAGATTATCAATTCTGACAAGAATAAAAAGGGTGAACACATATCGTTCTTAGAACGACTAGAGAAGGCTCAGTTAAAACTAGCAGACATCGCTGATAAACTAGAAGATGAGGATAGCCAAGATTATGTGTCTAGTTCCGACCCTGATTCTTTAGACCGCGTCCTTGATTCATTAATTGCGGGTAATAGTCGTTCGGCGTTCACATACGAAGGACTAGTACCGCTGGAGGAGGGACTGGGGTTCTTGTACAATAAGAGCCTCAATTTCATAGCTGCGCCAGCAGGGTCATTCAAGACTACCCTAGCCTTGCTGATGGGTTGGTATGCAATAAGGAACGGACAATCTGTTTATTATGTCACAACTGAACAAGGTTCTGATGAGATATATAAGTCTTTCTTAATTCATTTGTTAAACTCTGAAATGGACTGGATGGGTTCTAAATATGAGAAACTTATAGGAACGATCAATCATCACAATTTCGAGGAAAAAATGGCGGACCCCTCCGTGCGTGGGTTTCTTCGGGAGGCTAACGCGTCCTTTGGGAAGCCCACGCCGGGCCAGTCTGAACCCCTTGGTCATTTGATTATAAAAACCGTGGGCGCCAGCGTGGGCGGTACGGTTGAGGCTATCAGACTAGATGCTGAGAACGAAGATAAAAAACTGAAAAGGGACGGTAAATTTCTGGGGTTAGTGATAATCGATTATCTTGGCGTTCTTGACGTACCCGTGGAACTAGCCCGGTTAGCTACCACCGATAAAATAAGACATATCGCGTCTGAGGCCAAAAAGATGGCTCTAAACTTCGCGGGGAGGGGTATCGTTGTTCTTACGCCTCATCAATTAAACCGTGAAGGACAAAAACGAATAGACGCTAAGAAGACTGATAAGCCCCGCGCATATGACCTATCAGATAGCGCGTGGATAGAAAGATACGCTGATTCGATAGTGTGTCTGCATAGAAATGACCAAGACAAGATTTCAAATAGGGTACAAGTGTCTACGCTAAAGAGCAGACGTTCGGGGGATATTTTGCCATTCGTATGTCAAATAGACCACGGGATGAAGGTCATAACGTCTTGTGCTGACGCCTCTATTTTGTTCGATGAATCCATTACACCTATCAACCTAAGGGAATCCAACGATGCTGAAATCTCAACGTACACGAACGAAGGTGGTATTTAACAATATGCCCAATATCAACGGTCCTACCCGCGAAACCGCTCAGACTAGTTCCTGCAAATTGTTTGGAAGAAACGTCGACGTCGCCGATTGGAATAGGGGACACACACTAATACACTTGGTGGAAGAATCGGGAGGGTTATTACAAAAAAATAACTGGATACCTTTTAATGACCTTCTTGCTAAAATACACGTTGTTAATTCAGACACGGTACGTGTCCCCATCACGCCCGACGGGTATAAGATAGGGTTAATAATGAGCGGGTTTCGTATCAAAGAATCAAACGGCGTTTGTGAGGTTTGTTGTTCTATCCCAGATGGCCCTATCCCTACTAGTGTGTATGATGAATTCCGAAAGGTGTACGGCTGATCATTAATGCCTCGCCATGTCACCTTATTTAATCAGTTAGATAAGGTGACATGTATTATCTTTAACCCTTGGATGACAATGAATATCACTAATCTAAAAGTGCAACGGAACCACCCCCGTGCATATCAGTCTTATACCTCAATTATTCTTCGCGAACAATTAGTGTCTACGACACTAACCGTCCTAATCGACGGCGTGCCTTTTTCTGTAAAAGAAGAACAATCTGATTTCATTATGAACAAGACGACAGAACAACAAGAACAAGAATCAGCTAAGTGCGTGCGTTTTCTTGTGACTAGTCTTGCGAATAAGATAGCAGAGAAACTTCTTGAAGAGCACATAGCACATGCGGTTCTTAATATTAGTTCAGCAGACATAGCTGTAAAAGAACTAGCAAAACTAGCACTGAAATATGATATATGATATTTTTCAACAACAACGAGGAGATAGACATGACTGATGCAGAAACAGAACTAGTATTTGAGCGCGCACGAAAGGCGCTAATCGAAGGGCTGAAATCTCTTGAGGACTTGAAATCTTGTAATTGCGAAAGATGTAAACCTATTAATGACCGGGAGGAGAAACAATGAAACGGCACAACGTCGCACTACGAAAAAAAGACTTAGCTAGACTTCTTCGTTTTGATAATTCTACGAACATAAACGCACAAATAAATTACGACGCACTCATCGCACGTGCGTGTATGAATACGATGAGCGGTAACCTGATAATACACTGCCCCCTCAATGAGGTTAATAGGCCGGGACGGCCTCGGGGATTATTAAACGCCGCAAGGCGAGGGACTGGCCGGCGAGCCAAACCGGAGGCATGGAAACAAGTGTTTCTGAAAGAAGGGTATGAAGCACTAAATATATTGCGTGAGATTATTGCTGAGAAGAAAAAGGGCGCGACACTATCGCTCGCGGGCGTTCTGCATGTTATTGCAAAAGCACGCCCAAAAAGCCCCGCCGAATGGCGCGGGAAATACCCTTCGTGGTTGTGGAACTTATATGTTACAAATACACAAGACGTCGATATATTATTTGAGGAGAAAACGCTAGTTTAATCGAGTTATAAAAAAATATTTTATTTATAAAAAAACAGTTGCTTTCTTGTAAATATGTTGCTATATTATAAGAAGACAACAAAACAAGGAGTACAATATGTCTAACACAATCACAAACGAAACAATCAACAATCTCGTCAGCACACTTTGTGACACAAAAATAGATGTCAGTCTTGCTCATTTTGCAGACGGATCAAGCGAAATCGGTATGTTTTCTTCTGCCCGCGAGGCTGAGGCGTTCTGTGCGTCAGCGTTTCAGTACGAAGTAAACGCGTGCAAAGAAGCGGGGCTGAAAGAACCAAAAACCTGGGACGAACTTGATAGTACATGTGATTACATAGGTGAACGTTTCATAATCGACGCTGATGATATTGATTTTAGTATCACGTGTGAAGAAGGCCGTGAATACAGACTGGAGACTAGCAAAGGCGTTGTGTACTTATTTGAGAACGCTGATGAGTTTCGTACGTTGCTAGAAAACGAACGTGATTACAGAAACAACTAAGACAATAAAGAAACCTGTGTTATGCACAGGTTTCTTTTTATGTTACAAATACACAAGACGTCGATATATTATTTGAAGAGAAAACGCTAGTTTAATCGAGTTATAAAAAAATATTTTATTTATAAAAAAACAGTTGCTTTCTTGTAAATATGTTGCTATATTATAAGAAGACAACAAAACAAGGAGTACAATATGTCTATCACAATCACAAACGAAACAATCAATAATCTCGTCAGAACACTTTGTGACGTGAAACTAAATGTGTTGCATGGGTCCTATTGCGATGGCACAGGAGACATATCTATATTCTCATCGGCTCAAGAGGCAAGACAGGCACGAAGAGAAGCATTTCAAAATGAAGTAGAAAATAGTAGAGAGGAGGGCTCGAAAATACCGCGTTCTTGGAGAGATATCGCGTGGTCATGTAATTATCTGGGTGAACGTTTCGTAATCGACGCTGATGACATCGATTTCAATATCACGTGTGAACAGAGTCAAGAATACAAGATAGAGACTAGCAAAGGCGTTGTGTACTTATTTAAGAACGCTGCTGAGTTTCGTAAGTTGCTCAAAAATGAACGTGATTACAGAAACAACTAAGACAATAAAGAAACCTGTGTTATGCACAGGTTTCTTTTTATGTTACAAATACACAAGACGTCGATATATTATTTGAAGAGAAAACGCTAGTTTAATCGAGTTATAAAAAAATATTTTATTTATAAAAAAACAGTTGCTTTCTTGTAAATATGTTGTTATATTATAAGAAGACAACAACAAAACAAGGAGTACAATATGTCTATCACAATCACAAACGAAACAATCGACAATCTCGTCAGAACACTTTGCGACGTGAAACTAAATGTGTTGTTGTGGTCTCACAACGACGATACAGCAGATATTGCTGTGTTTTCATCGGCTCAAGAAGCAAGACACGCACGAAGAGAAGCATTTCAAAATGAAGTAGAAAATAGTAGAGAATGGGGCTCGAAAATACCGCGTTCTTGGAGAGATATCATGTGGTCATGTAATTACGTCGGTGAACGTTTTGTAATCTATGATGATGATATCGATTTCAATATCACGTGTGAAGAAGGCCGTGAATACAGACTGGAGACTAGCAAAGGCGTTGTGTACTTATTTGAGAGCGCTGATGAGTTTCGTACGTTGCTAGAAAACGAACGTGATTACAGACGCGAAAATGAAAATTTCTGGCAGGCACGTGAAGAAGAAGAAAACAGGCGTTGGCGTGCCCTCCAAGAAAGGAGGAGGAGGAGGACGATGATGATGATGCTGATGATGATGCTGCTGATGATGATGATAAGTAGAGTCTTTTACATTTCACGCTAACACGATAGATAACAAAGGAAAACATATGAACAATATTCAACACACAACACTCGCTGTCACGTTACAAGCGCGTGACAATATGAACGATATGCGTAACGTCATGTCAGTCGCGTTAAACAGACGTGTTTCTATTGATGAGGCGATGAAAGAGTTGCAGACGCACTGGAACACGACAAAACGACAGGAATGGACAGAACTAACGCCTATCCCATAACCTTAATCTCAACCCTCCAGGATACCCAGGAACACTAGTTCTTGGGTATTTTTATTTATGCGACCAGCGCCTTCGAAACTCTAGAGAACTTTCTTCTATGTTCTCTAGTTTGTGTGTGTTGTTACTGAAATCAATTGCCTGCGCAATCATGAAACCCTGCTGATTATTCATCCATTGAAAACTTATAAGTTTCTTATTTAGTTCTTCTTCATCAGTATTCTGTTCAAAAGACGCACAAACTGGAGGAACGTCTACGCACCACTTAATAAATGATGCACGTAAACGTCCATATTTAGCGTCTGTTATTAATTGTTGTTTTAGTAGATTATTAGTTGTTTCAAATGAAAGGCCGAGGCCGTAGAAATTGCAGTCGTGTACAAGGTACGCCCACATTTCTGCCTGATTACCTATGTTCGCCGCTATCAGGTCAGCCAGTATTCCGCCACTTCTGGAATCCCATTTGAAACCCTTGTGCACATAATAATATAAACATCCGATATCTGTAGATATAAGACATCTAGTATCACTTGTAAGTTCATACCATCTTTCCCGGATAGGGGTTATAGATATGGGAGATCGGGTAATAGATAGAACTTTCATAATATACATTTGTTATAATTTATTCGGACACGAAGGTGCGTTGGTGCATCTGAACGAGGCCATGTCTTCTTCTACTGAAGTGAGACGTTGATTAATTATCTTGATCTCCTCACTCTGTTTAGCCCTCTCCTCATTCGACTTAAGTTGGTCAGCCCTAATTGCGTCCAGCGTATTCATCGATTCATAGATCTTTATTGTCAATGATGTATTCTTCGATAGGCCTATTACAAAATATATTAACCCACCCAACACGGTTAGAACCACGAGGGACCAACTTGGATTAATCTCTAAAATCTCTATCAAATATTTTACTGTCGTGCTGTCCATAATCGATCCTCTATATCCCTGATAAAAAATGTCATTATTTAGCTAGTTAGTGCGTAGCTTTTTTCGCATTCTAAATGACCCCCTCTATGCACGCCTCAGCCATATTCATAATATGTATCTTGAAAGATTCCGTGAATATTTCATCAGGGGAAACCATCCCCAACAAATACAAGGCAACCTCGACATCTCCTACGTGCAATGCACTAACCACGTTTTTGAACTTTGTCAGTGCGTCAATACGGGTGCTAATCGGCTGGCTGGCATAGAGCTCACGCATGATATCGACAAGTTGTTCACCTACGAAACGCAGATATCTGTTTCTGTCCCTAGTGTTAGCCAGGTCCATTGTTATGTCAGGTTTTCTCATCGAATTGTATAACTGGTATACAGCATTATTTACGTCTAGCATCACCATTTGTTCTGTGTCATAGCAAACTAGTATACCGTTATCGATACCTGTTATTATGTCGGGTGGGATTATGTCTAAAAATGAACGATTAAAGAACACATACTTCTTTTGTCCTGCCTCGATTCCTTCAATTGTTTCACTACCTGTATTGTATATGTAGCTAATCATACCATCCTCCCCATCAGTGAGCATTGAATTATTCTTTGATATTTTCTATAAGCGTTTGTGATTCGTATAGACACGCCCCAGGTTTCACCTGCTAGTAGCTGCTGGGATGGCAAAACGTGGTCGAATGAAAAGACATGCCTGTAATTCTGTTGACTATCTTGATTATGATTCCAATTAGCCCCTGTGTATGTTGATGTCATAGACAAAGAATAAACGGCGCTATGACCATTTGCACTAACCTTAACGAATACAATTTGTCCCGTCAATACCGTACCCGATGTAATGGTACCGCCTGTCTCATTATACAATTGTTGTATGTGGACAAAACCTTTGACTCTGTCAATATCCATGAGCGGTATTATGTATCTATCAGTAGATGCGTTTTGTGATCCGCCGTTCGTCCATGAGTTTACCCCACCCGGGAATTGTAAGATATTTCCTGAGTTCTCCCAGTTGCTTAAATCATACCTCGACGCACTATATTGTCCGAGTTGTCCAATTGTTTGCCACACGTCTGTCGAGCCACCGCCGCCTGGCGTTACCCAGGTGGTTACCGTTCCTGTCGATGATAAAACCTGTCCTGCACTTCCGACTGACCCTAGGCTATCTTTTAGTCCTTTTTTTAGCCATAAGTCCATCCCGGAGATCGTGACTAATGAATTGGCGGTATCTATCGCCAATTCATATGTGACGCCTGCTATTTTGGATATCCAACGTTTTAACAAACCTGTCATCGTCATTTCTAGCGATTCTGTAATTTCTGTTGTTGCCGGCTCGCCAACGATGAGCGTGGTGATATCCGTTTTTTTCTCATTCCCGACACTTATGTTTGCGTCTTCGTTATGTTCTATGATAACATGTGTGCTAGTGTTGTGGGCCTTCTTGTTTTCGAACGTGCCTGTCTTAGTATGCAACTCTGAATGATTAGTGTCTACGTTTTCATTCTTAGTCAGCATCGTATGTGTCATATCCCAAATACCGCTAGCGGTATTTCCGCTAGTCGCTGACGCAATAGACGCTGTGCGGCCATTCGACACGTCCTCATGCACTTCTAGTTCTGAGGTGGCCGCAACTAGTGCTGACGCCTTGTGTATATACAGATAATCGCTACTAGTCGCGCTAGCCCTATGACCATTCACCATGTCATCTAAACCAGTCGCCAGCCAGGTATTAGCTACCACATAATTTTCATACGCTGAGGCGCGTGCTAATGAAGTGGCAGACCCAGGCGCGCCTATGCTCGTATACGCATAGGCAGAATAACTAGCGATTTCATCGTTAGAACTCAGATAGCTTCTGGGGCTATTTCCAGTCAGCTTTTTCTGGGAAGATATCTGCCCTTTGACTATTTGTTCAGCGCCGGCGGGGTCTAAAAGAACAAACCTCCCGTTGCCAAAACTAGGCTCGATAGAGATTACAGGGCTGGCCGGGTTTGTATCGTCTACGTCGATACCAGTTCCCGCAACAACAGATTGCATAACGCCAGGGACGCCTTGGTTACCTTGTGCACCTTGTTCACCTTGAATACCTTGTTCACCTTGGGGACCTTGAACGCCTTGAACGCCTTGAATACCTTGAATACCTTGTTCACCTTGTGCCCCTTTCATCACAAATATTGTCCAAGAAACAGGGTCAGTTTCAGGAGAAACACCCACAGGGGCCACGGGTACTTGACAATAATAAGCGTTCCCGTCTGCGGCACGCACAACGTCTTTTTCTATGTATTGTGCACTAGCTAACCAGTCGCCTCGGTAATTAATCCCAGCCACCCCCGTGTCACCTTGTTCACCTTGAATACCTTGTTCACCTTGAATACCTTGTTCACCTTGTTCGCCTTGCTCACCTTGCGGGCCCGGTAGCGCGCCACTGGCAACTAACGCAGGTTCTGTCCAAACTGGTACGTCTTGCGCCGTCGTGTATGTGAGTTTGTAAGTGTGGTTTATGTCAAAATAAATACCGTCGCCGTCAGGCTCCCCTCGGGCGTTTAAGACAAGGGGGTTTGGGTATTCAGTATCACCTGCTGCATCGCTATACAAGGGCAAGGGCAATTGGGTAGCCGCGTCATATGAATAGAGTTTATACCCAGTCGCCGCAGAATTATCATTGCTATGAAAATGAGGTTTTACGAAAGGCATGGTTGAGACGATAGGCATTAGTTGTAACCTCTTAGTTGAGATCCATATATTTGAAAAACACAATTGAAATTAACGGCGACAGAATCGTTAATATTTGTGAAGAAATTGTAGCGTAGAGATAGAGGGGTATTAGCGGCAGGGACGGCAATTGTTTCTACTGATGCAAACATAGCTACCGTTGTGAAATTGACCACGCCGGCTGATGTAATATGTACATAGTCATATTCTTGAACGTTTGCAAGAAGTTGGAATACCCTAGTGGACGGCACCACGTACGTCCCTGTCACTGACGTTATTACGTTAGCGCTACAAACGGTTGCTGGCCCGTTGAAATGAAAATAACCCTCAGTGCATGGACAGAAGTTCTGATAATTTACCGTCGATGGGCCATGGTTGTATTTATATGATGGGTCCACACTATTGTTTTTTATTATCAAGGAATGATTCTTTGCGTTAGCTACCCAAGTGCCCGCGTACACAAACGTTTGTCTGATTCTAGCACCGTTTGCTTCTGTTGTAGAATCTATTAACCCGACAAAGGAATTATCAGTAATGATTACGCCATCGACAACGGTATCTGGGTATGCCGTTTCTAATAATATTACGCCCCTGTCTATATCACCCGTCGTGTTAGTAATAGTGTTTCCGTTAAAAACAATATGTTCTAACATAGCGTTTGTACGACCGGCCTTGACGGTGCCGTCACCGCGTAATTTGATACACGTATTTATGAAATGGTTTCCTGTGTATGTTGCGCCTAGTTGTGCGCCCAAAAGACGTATCCCTGTGTCCGAAGAATTTATGAACGTCGTGCCAGAAACAATGGTAGACGTTGCCGCTACCACACAATCACCCATCAGTGAACAATTGGTGACACGTAAATATGTCGGATACGCATATAAAGACACATGATTCTGTCCTAGCTCAGATATGTCGATATTCACGTTATCTAGAACGACCTCACCCGTGGGTTGCTGAGAAGACGCCTCATATTTAAGTATGACATCTGACGTACCACCGTTCCAGGAAGAGGCCTTTATTGTCAGGTCCTTTATTTCTAGATGATCATCAGCAGACGTGGGTAATAGGGGGGTGAGTTTGTTACGTATCGCGATGGTTCTGCAGAACCCGTTAATAGGAACGCCACTTATCATTGCTGTCTTTACAATTGAAGACAAAATTGTGTGATTATTAGTTATGTTCGCTGAATCAAAACCATGCGCTAACCCTTCCCACCAAAAAGGGTCTATATAATTACCATGTATTTTACCAACGGTCCCACCTTGAAGATCGAACTTCTTGTAAGAACCACCTTCTATTGAGAACCCACTGATAGAACCACCTGAAAATATTTTCACGGGTTGTTCAAAACAGATAGGCGTTACATACTTACCCAAGTCTTTTTCCCCGCTCACCGACGTGTATATGCCGATGGCCGGGTCAGACACAGGAGGGATTATGACATAACCTGAAACTGAACACGCGTCAATTGCTAGTTGTATATATGTCCCATGTGACGTTCCGCTAGCCTTACTGTACCCAAACCACGACGCGTTCACGGGCGTGTTACCCTCAAAGGTAACCTTCCCGTTCCCTGTTTGCACAAAGATATGATTATCATCTTTGACGGTTAGTTTGCTCTTAATCGTCAGCGTGATGCCGTCAGGGATGGTGATGGTGAACGGTCCATCAATAGAAACGTCAGTTAGTTCTTCCCATGTCGCGTCACCTTCCATGATCACGTTTTCTTCTATCCCGAATATGCGGATAGGGATATTATACCCTGTTGCGATTGCCGTCTTATCTACAATATCTCCATGATAATTGGGTAACCATTGAGGGCGGAAATATTCAACGGTATTTGGCGCTATATTAAAACCAGTCGGGTATTCTACAATATTTGTATTCGAGTTTATAATCGTCGGGTTTTGAATAGATAGCATACTACCCATGCCGCCTTGAACATAGGCGCCTTGCTCGAAACAATAGGGTACCTTTTTGTATATCGTACTTGTAGTATCATGCCATTGTGCGTCCAGCGCCAAGGTTCCTGATATTTGATATTTACCGGGCGCTATGAACGCGATGACAGGTGGCGCGTTTGGGTAAACGGTGGGATCCACGGCATAATTCTCACACGCTAAAATATTTCCTATACAATCAATAGAAGGGTTGTCAGGTAGCGCGCCCCAACTTCTTACGTCAAGGACAGAATCGAGCATTTGATGATAACGTCCGGCACTCCCAGGCGGCGTATATAAGTCCCTTATATATGCGCCAGCGTCATCTGCCCGTGTTGAGTTTGGTTGCCATGTGAACGTCAATGGTTTCCCACAATCTCCAGCAACATAATACCCAGCACATATTACAATATCAGCACTAGCACTAGGTAACGCACGCATAGACGCAATATTCTCTACGTATACGGTATTACTAGTTATCCCAGCCCCCGCCACGCTCCCTATTCCTATGTTATCGATGGTCCACAAGGTCTCCCATGTCTCAGGGTCGATGACAATTCTTTGCTGAACAGACGCGTCATAAAGGCCGCCGGTACACCAAACGGCGGGGAGGTAACCTTCAATATCAGTGTCTACCGTCGTGCCCAATGGGGTGGCTAGTTCATAATCCGCATAAACCGTTTTAGGGACAGACGTTCCTGCGTCAAAAAAAGAGACACGTCCAGGGTACAGGGGGTTACCTGCTCTGTCCGCTAGACGAATACGAAAGCCGCTGAGCAACGTTCCAGCCATTTTTTTACCTCGTTTTATTTACCCACGTATAGTGAAATACGTCTATTTGCGTCCTATCCCGTATTGCGTTTTACCTTGTGTAACAGGTAAGGTTACAAGGGGCTGGTTATCCCAGCCCCTGCCACGCTCCCTATTCCTATTTCTAGGTTATTGATGGTCCACAAGGTCTCCCATGTCTCAGGGTCGATGACAATTCTTTGCTGAACAGACGCGTCATAAAGGCCGCCGGCACACCAAATGGCAGGGATATAACCTTCAATATCAGTGTCTACCGTCGTGCCCAGGGGGGTGACTAATTCATAATCCGCATAAACCGTTTTAGGGACAGACGTTTCTGCGTCAAAAAAAGAGACACGCCCAGGGTACAGGGGGTTACCTGCCCTGTCCGCTAGACGAATACGAAAGCCGCTGAGCAACGTTCCAGCCATTTTTTACCTCGTTTTATTTACCCACGTATAGTGAAATACGTCTATTTGCGTCCTATCCCGTATTGCGTTTTACCTTGGGAGGCGGGTAAGGTCACAGGGGGCTGGTTATTATTTTCTTCCTCATATTCTGAACCAGGTTCTGAATACAATTCACGTGTGAGCTGGGGTAAGAAACGAACGCCTTCTGACGCTAGGCCAGCGAGCGGATACATATAATTACCGGCGGTAGTTTTCAGTTTTCTAGTCGTGCTAGTGATAGGGTTTTGCCAGCTGAAATCAGGTGAGGGGAGCAATTTACCGGTTGCGGCTAAGTCACCCGCCTGCAGATTCCCGAGGAGATTATCCCAGTTTCCTGAGAACCCAGAAATGGTGCCTTGTTTCTGAGGGGTAGCGTTAGGAGGGTTGATAAGACTACCATCTTTCGCCACCTGTGATAACCTCATGTTCCCCATTGCCCTTGTTCGTGCCTCGTGCAATGATTTGGAATAGGTACCCTGAATCTGATTAACTAGTTCGGGTATGTCAGCATATTCACTAAGGAGCTCAGCGAATGGCTGGCTAAACTCATGTTCAAACATGCCGCCGGCCGCCATACGTTCATCCAAGTATGCTTGTTTGCGAAAATAGCTCTTCACACGCCCGATCGTTTCGTCTATCTCACTTAGCGTGCGGGGGTGTTTTTTACCGACAAGGGATGATTTAACGTTCTCAATTACAAGATGCTCCATTTCTGCCGCCTTAGCCACAGCCTTAGCCGCCGCCTCGGTTGTCTCACTAGGGGAGGGGAAAGAGGCGCGGGAGGGGGTCGGTAATTCTCCAGGAATTATGTCCTTACTTAGGTCGCCTAATGCTATCGTTTTCACCTCCTTGCCCCTATCAGCAACGGTACCAAGACTAGGTTTAAAAACGGCTGACCCGTCAGACTTCGCAAGGGCGGCATACAACGCGTCAGTAACCCATTCACTAGCATGAATCCCTTTTTCTTTAAGTAATTGCACGATTCTAGCCCTGCCTTGGCTACGTGACATATTTTTGATGACGGGACCCAGAACGGGCACAACGGTTGATAATAGAACGTCGAAGGCGGCGTCGGTTCCACCGTATTTATCATCAAACGCGGCACCTGCGGCCGTCGCGACAGCGCCCTCGGTAACGCCAGTCACAAGGGATGTCATGAACGGGGATAAGGAAAGTGCCCCGCCAGCGAGTGGCGCGAAAGGGGCGGCAAGAAGGGCGGCGCCAGTCACAGGACTAGCAAGTGTACTTCCAATTATACCGTCATGTTCCTCAGAAATTTTTCCCATTGATTGCCAGTCAGACTCACCTGCCGTGGAACCCAGTCTGCCCAATAATGAGAACGCGTCTTTTAGTGTGGCCATGCTCAATAAGTCACTCTTTCCTGTTTCTGCATATTCACGTGCAGAATAAGGCGCGATTAGTCGATAGGGTTCAGACAACGCGTCATACCTAGCCCGTTGTTCAGCCGCCGTTGCCTCTTTTTTTGTCTGTGCAGCAAACGCCGCTCTATCAGCCTCAGCGTTTGCACGGGTCAGTTCAAAATAGCTACCGTCCTCCGCCTTCATCCGCGCCGCTATTTCAGATTCAGGGACGTTGGTCGCAAGAATATCATCATCGTCATCATATATGTCGTAGTATTTCATTCGGTAATATCCTCAGATTTGAGCTTTTTTATATCACGCTGGACCCATCTTTGGCGGTCCTCCTTGTATACCCATTTGAATCCTGCCTCGGGGGCCTGAAAGGGTTTTGGGGGCCTTGGTGTCGTTGGCACACTAGAAGGCTTGGGGACTAATAACGGGAATGGTTTTCCAACCTTCGTGCGAAAACCGTCGTAGGCTCCGTCTTGTGCCAGTGCAGCCACCTTCGCGTCTCTGTTTTCAAGTGGCTTATTGTCTATTTCATAAGGTACCAGGGCATCAGCAGTGGCTGATGATACCGTCGTATTAAACGCCTCGATAGCGTCCTCTATACGATGCTGCGCGTCTTCTTTGCTGTTGAACTTCTTGACGGCAAGTGCGTTCCCGATGGCGTCCCCCAGGAAGGGCAGGGCCGTAATCGCCGCGGCAAAGGGGGAACCCGTCGCGATACTGTACTCACCTGTGCTCATCGCGCCCATGACTTCTTTGAACACTTTTAGGTTAGCGGTAGCGTAATTACCTCCCTTAAACTCGTTTACCGCGTTTTGAAGGGCGGCGCGGGCCTTGGTTGCCCCCTCGCTAAACGAGACTAGATTATATGTCTTGATAAAGTCGGCAACCCACTTTTTAATCTCGGCCTTCGTTTCTGCCTCAGTTGCGGCCTCGGTTGCCGCCTTTTTAGCAGGGGTGTTATTCTTCTCCCAGTCTGCTAACGCGTTTTTGTAACTAGACTGAACGACTGAGTCAGCGTTAGCAATGTCTGCCCCTGCGGTAACAATAGGTTTAGGGTAACCATCAATTGTTTCTAAACTAAACCAATCGGTGGGGGTGGCAGATTCTTTACCATTCCGGAACACTTCTTTGCCTATTATGGTTGTTCCAGCAACAACTGGAACAGACACGTCAGGTATACTAGACATGTCAGATACGGTAGACATGGTAGGCACGGTAGATACCGCCCCCTCACCCAGGGCGTCTGCCTGTTTGAAAAGAACAAACGCTCTTTGCATGGAAGGGATATCAGCCGCTAGTTCTTTTCTTAGTGATGCAACTAGTTCTAGATAACCAGGACGGGCAGGGTCATTTGAGGCTAATTGATTGAGGGCGCCCATCGACGTACTTAATAGGCCAGATAATCTGTATCGCACGTTCTCGGGTGAGACAGCTGTTTTCTCATCGTTGAACTCTTTTAGTAGCTTGTACGACAGGTTTATATCATACTTAGCCACGGCCCTAGCGGCCTCATCTAATGAGACGCCATCTTCTAGTGCACTAGCTAACGCCTCCCGTACCTTTTCCTCGCGGTCTTTTATTGCGTTCTTGTCGGCCACTTCTTTTGCCGTCTGTTCTGTCTGTTTACTTATTGTGTAAAGGTCAGAAATAGGGGTACCCTTGTACCAGGGGGTTATGTATTTGCCTGACAAGAAGTTCAGCGGGATATTTGTGTCTAGTTCAGTCATTATCTCTTCTCTTGTCTTAAGGTGTTCAGCGGAATATTGACCCCATATTCAGCCATTTCGGGCTTGTACCCAGACATATAGGGATTATACCCCTGCATGTTTAGACTAGCCTGATTACCGGGGTTGAAAGGGTTTATTTGTTTTTGAGGGTTATATGATGGCGTATAACCTTGCATAGTGTCAGGGGTTACGGGTACCTCACCACCTTGCGTTCCCTGGGTTTCTATGTCACCGATGACGGGGAAATTAGGCGTGTTTGGCTGAGCGGTTAAACTACCCAATTTTAAGTTACTTATGTTTTCCAGGGCTAGGGGGGTTGGTTCATAGGAAGGGTATGTATTTTCTCTAGCCCCTTCCAGGGCTGGTGAGGTAGCATCCTCAGAATATACGTCAGTTAAAATACGATCAAGTTTAGCTAGTGCCTCGACATAATTGATAGGTTTCACGCCTTTTTTCTTAGCCTTCGTGGGCATGTCCTCGGGAGTATAATAAGGGGCGGCGGGAGGTAATTCCTGGGGAACGACTGGGGGTGATTCCTGAGGTTCTTCGACTGGAGGAACGACTGGAGGGACGACCTGATTACCTTGTGTGTTTAACAACGTTTCATCAAACGTGAAAGATGGCCGAGGCAGTGTCTTGGCCCCATTCCCTGCTAGATAATTGTAATAATTCTCCCAAACGTCGGGGGTAGCCTTGGAATATGGAGCACTTAGTTCCGAGGCGTCCCAAGGCAAAGAACCGCCTTTTCCCATGTTGCTAGCTAGCTCATTTAAGTTATTCATTTAGATACCCCTCACCCAAGGCGCGTTTGTGGGCGCTGTATATGGATTATTCATTTGTCTGTACAAAGACGTATTTAGTCCGCTCATATTCAGTACGGCGTCTTGTTGGCCCGGGGTTAACCCTTCAAAGTCTGTTGTGTCCATTTCAGGGGTGGGGGCGCTAGAAAAACCACCCATCGCATATGTTTTCGCGATATCCATTCCGCTATTCGTTACGCCTTGCGCGAACCCACTAAGTGCGTTCCACCCTGCACCAGCGTCAATGGAATTAGCGTTCCCGATCGTGTTGTTAGCGTTTAACACACGTCCTGTAAGATTCTCATTAGCCACTTCTTGTCTTCCCAGCGCACGTTCACCCCTGTCGACCATCCCGCTGAGGTCCGAAACTTGGTTGCGTAGGTTTTGATTGTACTGGCCAAGACGTGTCAAATAATCAGCGTATGTGCGTTGTGCGTTGTTGTTAAACGTGCCTTCTTGACGTTGATAGGCGTTTTGGTATTCTTGCGACCCTAGTTCTTGGCCGTATTCTAGCAACGCCTTTTGTTGTGCGCCGCTGAACATACCTCCCTTGGACGCCGCGGAGGCGTCTAGTGCCTCGCGTCCTTGTTTAAGACGGAACGCATAACCGGGGTCTTGGGTGACGTCGACAGAACTAGGGTCGAATGTCAGGTCCCCCTCGTAATCACCATAGCCCTCGTACAACTTGCCAGAATCTATCAGGTTCTGTAATTCTGATAGGTTGTGCGCTCCTGTTTTTCGAAATAATTCTTCATCAGTGTTAGCGCCAAATTGTTTCTCATACTGATCAGTCGCGTATTTCTTGTTCTGATTCGCCGTCTTTCTAAGTTCAGCGGCGCTAGCCTTGCTAGCACGATATTTACCATATTCACTAATACCGTTGCCGATTAGGGACATCCCGGCCAGGGACGCTGCAGCAGATAATGGGATTGCCATTGTGTTTACTCCTTCCCCGCGATGAACGTCGCGGCTAATAATATCGTTGTTGTGCTAGTAATATTTAGTATCAAGTTGCCATCCTCATCGAGCTCACATATGCCCAGTCCTGCGGACCCTTGCGCTAGTACAGCGACGTTCTGCAAGGGTTTCAGCATACCTGTCACGCTAGTGTTGACATAGGTCCCGGGGGGTATTTGACAATTGATACTTACCACCGCGCCAACGCGTGCTACCTGACAATTACCTATCGATAGGGATAATTGTTCTGGACTAGCTGATTCTTTTATCCATGTGCCCAAAGACGCAAACCATTCTCGCCAAGGAGGACTAATCGTGCCTTTATCAAGAAGGGGCGATTGGTGGGGCGTTTCGGGCACGTTTACAGTAATTGCACTCATCAAATACCTGCATGTGTTTGTTCTGTGTCTATTTCAGCGCCAAGAATAGTCCAGCGGACTGGGGCAGACACGTGTATTTCATACACTCTATCCCGTGCGATACCTAATCCCAGCCATTTACAACGTGTTCGGTATTCACCCTGTCTTCCTGCCGTCGTCCACAATTCGGAGGACCATGTCCTCCCGCCGTCACTAGAATACCGAAGCATAATCTGGGGATCCACGCCTTGCCCTGTCGCTGAACCTATTCCCGTCTCAAGGTCTAACGTGATGGACCTGTGCATAGAAACGCTCATCCCGCTAGTGACGTGGGGGGTTCTTCGCACACGAACGATAGGTATCCCGTCCTCGTCCAGGTATTGAGAACTAAGAGAATACATCTTAGTGTCTTCTAAAGAACCCACGAATATCTTGTCATAGGCATACACACACTGGGATATTTTCCAGCGATTAAACGCGTTTGTTGTTATGTCGCGGGTAGCCCGCTGATGCCAGGCGTTTGCCTCAGTACAAAACACATAAGTCTTGTTATCAGTAAGCCAAGATATCACCCAATATGTTCGTCCTTCTTGTGAATATGCGTAACCTATGGCATCTGAAAAATTTGTATAGGTGGCCCATTCAGCCTCAAGGGCGTCAGTCGATATACGTGAAACAGAATACCCACTTCCTACATATGCCCTGACGTTACCGCTAACGCCGGCCCCAAGAAAAAATAATTTGTCTGCTATAGACGCCACGGCGCCGGGGGCCGCGCTACCTATGCCGTTGATAGAACCACTTACCCGTGTGAACGGTCTTTTTGAGGAACCTGTAGGCTGATGTATTTCATAACTCCGAGGGCCCAATAACCACACGTTTCCCCCTAGAACCTTGACACTAGTAATAGGGTCCGCGGTACCCTCTGCTGACGCATATGACAGGGGGTTCCAAACGTCATTTTCGTAGGGATCCGACCAGAAAAAACTGTTTTGGGGAACGCCGTCTAACTTACCGGAACATAACGTGTACCCAGCGAGCATATCGACGCTATTAACCTGCAAGGGGGCCGCAGAACCAAAACTAGTCATGGCTGAATCAGACAATTTGACGCGGTACATATTCAGCCCGTCGCTAATGATCAACCCGAAACCATCATCCACCATCCCTACTGAGTCAGTGAGGTTGGAAACAACCCCTATTTTTCGAAGGTCACATATCCCTGCGTTATCGGGTAGTTTAACCTCATAAACTGATTCAGACGCTACAACAACAAGTGCGCCGTTCGTCTCAGTAAAGAACCCTCGACTAGTGTAATACATACCCCTTATTCGTCCGGGGTATGCGGTAGGGATATGGTCATAAATAACGCCATTATACCTGAATTGTCTATGTAATACGCCCGGCGTACCTATTAGTGCATAAGGTGCCTTTGCGTTTGCTGATTCTACGATAATGGGCTCAAAATTGATACTAAGCTGGCAATCTAACGGAAGAGAACCGTATGTGAAACTAGGGCCTACCAGCCCTTTTAATTGTGTTGTAGACTTAGCCATCAGCTCATCCCGTCCGATGAAATATTGTAACGTCCTGCATGATTACCACCGGGGGCAGACATGTCTCCCGAGGCGTACCCTGATTTATGACGTGAGCGACGAAATGATGCGTTTGCCTCATGATAACGAGCTAGACACGTGGACGCCATTTCTGAAAAACCGTTCACCTGTGCGAGGTCGCCGGCCAAACGCCATTTTATTATCTGCAACATATTTCCGGGAAGTTTGGAAACGTCTGTGTCTAGGGTGACGTTCCGCCATCCGGGTTCTTCTAGAACTATTTTCACTGACTGGCCAGATGACTTAACATAAAGAGTATGGTAGGGGTCAGTTGCCGTTTCATAATACCAACCATCCGGTACTAGGGACGTATTTGCATAGAAGTCTTGTGCGAACAAAGAAGGAAGGGACGCACCATTTGCGTCAGAAACGGCGAGCAGATGGCCGGGTGGGTCTATGACTAAGTCAATTAGGTATTTGTTGGGCTCAGACTGGTATTTAAAGGTACCAGTTGTATATGAACCGTCCAGTGCGTTGGGGTTATCAGTTGTGAAAGAAAAGACGCTATTGATAGCTGAAACGGTGACGTTATGTAGAACGTTATCTATAAGGAGATTCAGTTCATCCCCGATATTCACCTTGTTGACGTCACCGGTTGTGACTAATAAGTTGCTAGGCACAAGGGACGCTACCACCCGGGTTAATACACGGGAAAGGTCTTTTGCGATAACAACCGTCCCGTCTGTTTTAGTTTGGACACTACGTGTAATGATGCCCGGCGCCCAGGTTGGTTGGGTGGCAAACGTGTCTAAGGTACCATTGAGAAACCCTAGGGCCTCAGACGTTTCAGTGGACGTGGGAGTGTCACCAACGCCCTTAATTCCCGACATGCGGTAGCTTTCTAATATCAGCTGACGAACTGTGTACATTAGTTCTCCTTTTCCTATTTCTAGTGTTTTCCTGACTAGACTTATCGGGTATACATACAACGTCTTTTATCTGTCTTGTCTCATCTGCCCAGTGTGCGTCCCAAATATGCATGTACTGATTAATCATACGACACGACTAGTGAACTAGACAAAAAAGGGGGTGGGATTCATAATGGACCCCACCCCTTCTATATTACGTACTACTTATGCAAGAGGGGTTTCTACAGCAACAATCCATTCTGGATAGAGTGCAGTAAACGCGCTCAGTGTGTCCAGGCGGGAAGGAAGGGTATCATCCCCAATTGAGTAGGCTTTGAGGAACCTGATAGACATACCGTCGATCAAAATCTTGTCCTTCATTGCGACGCCATCCTCAGGAATAACAAGGTCCACCGAGGTGAGACACATGGCTTCTTTCTGGAGAACAACAGACACAAGATACTTCGTTCCAGCCACGCCAAGAACGCTAATTGTGCTACCATTAGCAGGGAGGGCCTCACAATTTGCAGCAGCAGCCTGTGCACGAGCAGCAGGGGTAGCAGGGGCGGCGATAACAGGACGCACAGAATAAACGGTCACGGTAGACGCAGATGGCTTAGCAAGAACCTTGCGTTGCATAGCGTTCACATAGACTTGTTTGGTTTCCGGGTTCACGAAGTGTGTGTTGAAAACAAGGGTATCACCTACGGCGACGGAAGGAGCGCCAGCGCCAGCAATGGTGATAGTCTGAGTTTCATTGGCATAATCGGGAACGATTACAGCGCCGAGCGTAACAGCCAGTCCACCAGCGCCGTTCGTGCGAACGTAAACTAGGTCACTGGACGCCCATGTCAAACCACCAATAGAGTGCAATTCGTTCTCACGAATAGCCGTGGTGATTTCCTTAGCGTTGTTGTACAACACTTTCACCTCGTTTGCGACTGCGGATTCAACGTCAGAACCAACAATTGCGAAACGGCTATCCATACCCTTTGGAGCCAACATCTTGTTCAAGAACGCCTTAGCAGCGGTGAAATCAGCGAGGCTAGGGGTAGCAGGAGTGACGACGGTGAAACCAGCGTTCAGTGCAGCTAGTTGTAACCCTTCAGCGTCCTTGGAAGAGGCGATAGCAGAACCAGCAGGAACGATGGTGCGGTCTGAATATTCTCTCTTGCCGCTATCGATATCCAGGGTCAGTTCACGGGTCGAGAAGGAGAAATCAGCGCCTACCTGAGCAGGGAGAGTCACTGGAATCTTTGTCTCAACGACGTCTTGAATCTCTTGATTTGCGCCAGAACGAATACGGAACTTGGCAGGTTTGCGAACGAAAATAGTTTCGCCTACCTTTGCGCCTTCTTGTGCGAACTCATCATTGTATTTCCGGGAAATTAATCCAGAAAAAAGACGAGTGTTGTGATAACCGCGCGCGGTTTCACGTACGACCATACCTGTGATTTTAGCGATATTATTAGCCATTTGTTTTCTCTCTTAGTAACTATTTGCAGGGGGGTGCTCGCGGTTACACGCAGGGGGGTTAGTTCATCCCCAACCAGTCCTCGATAGAGGCGGTGGCGGGGTCGAGTTTGATTTGTCCACGTGCGCCTAATATTTTTGGCGCACGTGGGCGGGGAGGTTGGGGAGCACTGGGAGCACTAGGAGAAGAAGGAGGAGGAGGAGGGGTTGTTCCCGCCTCAGTTCTCTTACTTAACCATGTCTTAACCTGTTGTTCCACCTTTAGAATCTCAGCATGCCTATGTTCAGGAGGCACGCTATTGATATGTTTCTGGATGTCTTCTCTTTTTCCAATGGTATACGCGACATAAGGACCGAGGGGCGACGTTGCCAAATACCTCATCGAGGCTACCGGCAATTGTACCTGTGTCTCAGCAATTACGTCATCATAATCGGGTAGGTCAGCCTTGGCGTTTTCCATTGCTGATTGCCATTTGGATGATATCTCATCAGCGTCTTGTTTCTGTTGAGCCTGTTGAGCCATATGTTGTTGCATTTGTACCATTTGGTCCCGAGTACTAATCTGTACCAGATGGTTAATGTAATCAGTTTCTGTCTTTCCAGCCCTTAGGAAGTCTTCACGGGTGAGCGTCTTTTGCTGATTCTGATTTGGAGACTGGGACTGAAAGAAGTTTAGTGCTTCTTGCATTTGCTGCATTTTTGCCTTGGTATCACGTAATTCACCGCTCAGTTTACTAAACCGTTTCTTAACGCCGGCAGGAACAGAATCAGGTTTACCCCACGGGGATTCGTCCTTCTTTCCTTTCTCAGCGTTTTCCTCGGCGGGTTCCTCAGCGTTTTCCTCAGTGTTTTCCTCGGCGGGTTCCTCAGCGTTTTCTTTCGTTGAAGTCTCACCAGCAACACTAGCTGGAGCACCTAATTGGGGGGCCCCTGTTTGTGTTTCTTTAATCTCAGCGTCTGACTTGATATCGTCAAAATTGATTTCATCCATCTTTTTACCTCACTGGGTATGATCCCATTTTTGTTTCCACCTTTTTTTACAGCTTGATTACTGATGCGGAAGTGTTACCGCTGATACCCCCTGCTAAGCGTCTGTTCACGGGTTAGGGTTCGTTACTAAGTTGTCTAGCGTCAGGTGTAAACCCCTATTTTTCGGTCAGGGTATACCGCCTATGCGACACGCTAGTGATGCCTTTAAAAACCGTCGCCTTGTCTATACATAATTGGCTGGATAGGGGCCTGAATAGGGGCCTGAATAGGGTGAACGGTTGTGTTGTTCAACGTTACCTGTTCGGGCGCGTCTGGCACAGGGGGCGGGGTATGTTGTGCCTCTAACACACTCATCGCTATTTTCTTATTATCAGACGCCGTTCTTGCGGCGACGTCAGCCATTTTGCGCTCGTTTGCCCCTGCCTCTTTAATCTGTGCGACGGCGATGGAGGTCTGAGACTTCATCTGTTCACCAGCTAGTTTAGCCTGTGTTTGGTTCTGTAATTCGATATGCAATGATTGTATTTCTGTCTGCATACGCTGAATAAGTTGTTGTTGTTGTTGTATTGTTGCCTCAGACTGATTCATAATCTGGTCAGCCGTTTCGCGAGGTATCAAACCGTTGTCTTGAGACTCGATTAATTGAGGCGGTAACATCTTATACAAACGGTTAGCAGCCTCCTCGGCGCCGGGAAGGTCTAGGTTTCTCACCGCGATATCAGCAATGAACTGAGCAGAATTAGGGAGGGCCGTCATAATTTCTTGGATAGCCCTACTGGAGGCCTCCCTGCGCGTAGAATAAGCAGGGCCTGAACTAACAGATATGTCCATCTCAGCAAAATTCAAGTCTAGCATGACAGGTTGTCCTGTTACTGGGTCTATTTGGGCGGTAGAAGTGTCTACGATAGATTGTTTACCATCCTCACCTAATATGCGGATAGACGTTTCCTCACCCAGGACGGGGGCTATCATGCCTAGTACCCAGCGGCCCACCTGTTGTATTGTTGCCTGTAAGTGTTCTGTGTATGTTAACTGACCTGAATCACCCGCCTCCTGTTTAGCGATAATGGCCTTACCGCTCATCTGTCCGCCGGCGTCCGCGCCGAGGTTCGTGTCATATATTCCAGATATCTCACGAAGGTCGGACATGGCCCCTTGGGTTATTTGAGGGGACCAGGTTATGTTTGGTTGGGTACTAGCAAAGGTAGGAGGCTGAGCTGGTTCAGACGCAAGGTTCGTTTTCTTGTAATAAAGAATATCGACTGGGGTTTTAGATGCACGTTTCCAGTCACCCTCGTACCCCTCCAGTGTGCCTTCTTCTGCGATGACGGGGGCCTTGGGGGTAAGTGCGACTATTTCCACTTCTTGTGATTTGACATAATTGTACGTGCGTTGGGCGTCTGTAAGGTCCCGGATGATACCTTTAAGTATGCGTTCGTCCCTATAGGTAATCTCCTCCCCAAACACTGGAAAGATAGGGATGATAGCTCCCGGGAACTCACCGTAGTCCTCTATTTTACCCTCATTGATAATTACCCAGAAAACCTTGCCCTCGTCTTTGTACCAGTATTCATAACTATCTAGAGACTTCTTACCTTCTTTCTTCTTTATATGTGCTATAAAATACTTAGCGTCGCTACCATCAATTTCCTCGGAATCGGGATCCGCCATGTAATAGAATGGGTCTTTCACCTTCTTGATTAGTATCTTGCGTTGTATAGGGTCGAATGAACCCTTAATCCAGCCCAGGCCACCGATTACCGCGCACTCTAGTGCATGAGAATAGACATATTTAGCGCCTGACGCGTCCTCAATATAACGTACTAGTCCAGTCGCGATATCAGCCTTCAACCTGTCACTAGATTCTCGGGGGCTCAGTTTAATTGCAGGGGGTTCTTTTCGTGTTTGTGCGATAATACGTTTAACGAACTTAGGTAACTGATTAAGGGTCAGACGGGGCCGGCCGCGTCGTGCCAGTTTGGCCTCCTCGCTCCACTGGTCCGCGGCATACATCTTCCAGTCATTTTCCATCTCATCGTACTTAGCATCCCAATACCCATGTGCCTCGCTAGCGGCCTTTTTGGCGCGTTTAACGAGGTCAGCACGTTGTTCTCCATTCAAACCAAAATCATCTACAACCTCAGCATCGTTGTCGTCTGATTGGACATAGAAGTTTGGTACGCTGTAAATATTCTCTTCCATATTGTTGTTCCTGTTTTATATGCCAGTCCAGTCGCGGGGGCTATTATGTTCAGCACTTCTAGTGACGCGGGGCGTTCGGGCCATCTCATCGGGTATTACTAGGGATATCCCGATGGCGTCTGCGATATCGCAACTACGAAAACCTCTGGATACTAATTGTTTCTTCGTTTCTAGTTCTATTCTTCCGTCAGATGAATATGTGTAACGTAGATTGCATAGGTCAGAAATAAGGTCATTATCATACCCGCTAGGCAGATGGCCCGTGTTTAGTAATTCTTTCGTTTTTCCCCAGGCCTCAGTACGTTTGTTTTTAAACTCTCTAGATTCTGATTTCTCAGAATATTTGACAGGGAATATTCGGCCAGGTAACAGGGGTTGTATCATTTGGATGACGGGCGCGCCGGGGCCTAGGGCGTCGATACCCAGTCGGGTGATTCTGTGTCTGCTCATCATGCCTACAATCTCAGGAACTAGTGCGTTCACGTCCGGGCTATTCCATATTTTTATGTCTAATATGTTGACGCCGTGCCTTATTGCCAGTACTGTTCTATCTTGATAAAAACCTAGGTCTAGTCCAGCCACGATCTCATATCTGGGGTCTATAAGTTGAGGAGGGCGGTTGATAGCGTCCATTACTAAAGATAGAGGGATATACGTGTCAGCGCCCTCAGGACGATAACCCCCGAGGTATATCCAATTATACTTAGCGGGGTTTTCTTCCCTCATCTTTTCAGCCTCAGCTATAAACTCAGGCGTACAAAATGGGTTCTCTGTGTAATTGATATGTTCTGATACGCACTCAGGGTCTTTTAACAATTTCTCAACAAAGTCTGATGGTAACTGGGGATTATATGTGCACCATATTTGTGCGTTGCTATTTCTAAAAACGGTTGGGATTATGAGCTCCCAAGATTCTTCACTAATTCTGTCAGCCTCCTCGTTCCACAATATATTACAACCTTCCAGGCCTTTAATCGCCTCGGGGTTAGACTTCAGTCCAAGAAATATTAACCTAGCCCCTGTTATCTTGTGTGTTATTTCTGTTTCTAGTATTGTGAACTGATCATCTAGCCCGTATCTATGTATCGTGTCTATGAACAGTTTTTTAGCAGATTCTTTTATCGATTTCTGTATTTCGCGTCCAGACACTATGAACATGTGGTATGTACACATAAACCCGACGAGGGTTCTTACGACGCCCCAAGACTTACCTGACCCCCTACCACCTCGCAGAATCTTGTAGCGTTTCTTAATAGAAGGGTTTAGAATATTTAGTTTCTTACTAAAATGCTTAATCACCACTGGGTTCAATTTGTACCCCAGTCCATTATCACCTTTGTGTTGCTCGTTTGTTCGACTCGGTTAGTCTCAGTGTAACCGTGTTTTGTTTTAAGTATGAAAATACTACCAGGTAGATTGTTTCGTGCTGTTGTCGCGTCGACTAGTGCCGCTTCTTGTACCGCTTTGGCACGTGCCCAAAACCTTAGTAATTTGGCCTCGGGTTTAGTGAGCGTTTCTCTTTTTGACGCGATAATTGCAAGGGCGGTATGCAGGTCGATAATAGAGTACCCTATCTTATCTAACGCGTCATCTAAAATGACAGGGAATGGGTTCATTTTAGTGGAGGCGTCCCAAACCGTCTTCCAAACTACTAGTATTTTAGTCAGATTCATTTTTACCTCAAAATGAGTGTTGTACCGCATTTCTGCGTATTTCACGTATAGTGTAACGACTAAGAAGGGGCCGTTATTTCCCAGAATTCCGGGTATTCATCTTGTAATTGATAATAAGCGTCTTCCAGTCTTTTTTCCATTCGACGTTGTTTTTTCCATGTATTCACATATGTAGCGATGGTTTCATGGGCCATGAACTTACACTGATATACCCAACAACCCTTGCTCCTATCGAACCTACGGAGGTGATGCATCATTCTGATATAGAACTCATTTCTATAATCTTGCATGGTTATTTCAGGTAATCGTCCCCGGGGGCTACCTCCCCATACCGTGCTCATTGATAGGGATAACAACGTTATCATATTAGCTGATTCTTCTAAGGTCATATTATAAGTAGGGTCTGCGTCTATCTTAAGAAGTGTTATTTTACATGTTCGAGGTAAGTCCTCCCCTAGCGTCTTTAGTTCCCCTAATGAATATTTTATGTCTTTCCCTTGTTGTATATGATAGATAGAATAGCAGTCTGGGGGATTAAGGGTTGTCTTCTTGCGTTCAATGAAGTTTCTCCTTCCGCTCATATTGTATTTCCCTCGGGTTGTTCTTGTTTCACCTATCTACTGGCCCCCTTGTGCATATGTACCATAGACTGGACGATTAACCTTTACAAAAGGTATCTTACAGAATATTGACAGGGTTATAGATATATAACTAAATATAACTAAATATCTACAATAATGTACCACATACAAGAATAGGAGGAAAAATGAGGTTTAATAAACTGGTCGTTTTGGGAAACCCACCTTTTAATACAGGAGGACGGGGAGGTAAACTAGGTGAAATAGGGGTTAGTATTTATGGTAAGTTCATCGAGTGTATTATCGATAGCATGATGCCAGATTATCTATCGATGGTGATACCTAGTAGATGGTTACAACGAGGTGGAAAGGTACTGACCTCCTTCAGAACAAGAATGGTGAATGACCGTCGTTTACGAATAATTGAAGATGATATGTCAGGGGCTAGAACGTTCCCGTCTGCCCTTATCATAGGGGGCATATGTTATTTTCTTTGGGATAAGAAATACGACGGGGATTGCACGTTTAACGGTATTCAACGTCGATTAAATGAGTTTGATATTGTTGTCCGTGAGCATGATGATATCCCTATCTTGAGGAAGATTAAGAATAACACGTCAGTATTTCTCAACACTACCGTGTCTGTTCCTGTCCCATATGGGGTTACTAGTCCTACCCCCACGGCACAAAATGGGGTTGTATGTATGTTTAAGCATACCCTAGGAAAGAAGTTTGTGGACGGGTCTATTGTCAAAAACTTGCGTGGTGACATAAACAAGTGGAAAGTAGTGGTCCCCTTTGCGCTATCAGGTTTGGCCTTAGATTTTAGTAAGCCTGCTAGAATATTCACCGAGGGCTCCCTTTTTACAATACCACCAGGTGAGGTATGTTCATGGACGTTCCTTGTTGCTAATTCATTTGACACTGAAATAGAGGCTATAAACTTTATTTCTTACATGAAGACTAAGTTTTTTCGTTATATGTTACGATTACGCGTTATATCGCAGCGCAGCCCCCGAGGTTGTTACACATGGGTTCCGGACGTTATTGATTATTCTGTCCCTTGGACTGATAAAGAATTGTATGCGAAATACGACTTATCTTTACAAGAAATCGCTATTATCGAATCGAAGATTATATGATAATACCTACAATAATGGATCACATACAAGAATAGGAGGAAATATGAGGTTTAATAAACTAGTCGTATTGGGGAACCCACCTTATAACACGGGAGGGACGAAAGGGATGGGAGATAAGAGGGTTCAGGTAGGGGTTAGTGTCTATGGTAAGTTCATCGAGGGTATTATCGATAACATGATGCCAGATTATCTATCGATGGTGATACCTAGTAGATGGTTACAACAAGGTGGAAAGGTACTGACCTCTTTCAGAACAAGAATGGTGAATGACCGTCGTTTACGAATAGTTGAAGACGGTATATCAGGTGCTAAGACGTTCCCGTCTGCTTTTATCGTCGGGGGCGTATGTTATTTTCTTTGGGATAAGAAATATAACGGGGAGTGCACGTTTAATGGTATTCAACGTCGATTAAACGATTTTGATATTGTTGTTCGTGAACATGACGCCCTCCCCATCCTTGGGAAGGTTAAGAATAACACGTCAAGGTTCTTAGACGTTGTGGTATCAACGCGGAAGCCTTATGGGATCAGCAACTTAACACCCACGGCACAAAATGGGGTCGTATGTATGTTCAGGCATAGCATGGGAAAGAAGTTTGTGGATGGGTCTATTGTTAAGAATCTGCGTGGTGACATAAACAAATGGAAGGTGATAATCCCCTTTGCAATACCAGAAAAATGGATGGATTTATACAAGCCTACCAGATTACTTAGTAAGACATCCCATGTCATGTCACCGCCGGGGGAAATCTGTTCGGAGACGTTTCTTGTCGTTAATTCATTCGACACTGAAATAGAGGCTATAAACTTTGTCTCTTACATGAAGACTAAGTTTTTTCGTTATATGTTACGATTACGTGTCATATCTCAATACATCCCTAGAGGTTGTTTTGCATGGGTTCCTGACGTTATTGATTATTCTGTCCCTTGGACTGATAAAGATCTGTATGCGAAATACGACTTATCTTTACAAGAAATTGCCATTATCGAATCGAAGATTCTATGATGGTGTGTGTCGAATGACACACACCATCTATTGATGAATATTATCAATTGATATCAAATATCGCTTGGCATAACGGGTGATTACGTGCTGGTATATTTTTATCCCCCTCAAGTGCCTTGAGGGCTTTGTGGATGACGGAGATCTTTTTAATACGATGTCTAAGGGGCAAGACGTTGTTGTTACCAGTGGGGTCCTCAAAGACAAACTTCTTGTTTGCCAAAATACCTTCCCCTTTTTGATAGGCTGTCATGTCTACTAATGAGTCTACCTTGAATATGTTATTATGCACGATGGCTAGAACACGTTCGATTAAGTTAAACCAAGGGATCGATCCTTTCTCTATACCTTTTTCTAACGCGATGGTACAGGCTAGTTCGACTAATCGAGAACGACTATCGGAGATATTGTCTGTCGATATATCTAATCCGATTAGTGTGTTCAGCGCCTCCTCAACTGATAACCCGTGGTTTATTCTCTTATTAAAAATACGAACAAGGAACTGACCATTTCCGCACGTGGGTTCAAGAAAAACATATGTCTTATCTTCCCATGCCTCACAAGGCACTAAGTCATTCATCTTATCGACAAGATGACTGGGCGTGAATACTTCTCCCGTTTTGTAGACGTTAGTCTTGTTTCGTATCAGTGTGTCATTAGTCATTATCCATCTCGTGTTGTTTAAGAAAAATACTAGCGGGGTCGTTAGTGTCTATACCGATTTCATTCACTTGTTTACTTATTATTCGACATGCGAACGAGTGTCCTCTTTTTTCTAGTGCGTTTTCTTGTGCCTCAGAATTCCAAAAATACAATGCGTTGGAGGTTTTTGAGACA